GTATATTCGCAACCACAACAAACCCAAACTGCACCGGACGAAAAATCCCTGCGCTGGCAGGCTAAAAACCAGTGGTTCGGATCACAAGGGTTTGAAGAAATTACCAGCTTCGCACTCGGGCTGCATCAAAAACTAGTGAACTCCGGGGTTGACCCTCGCTCCGATCAGTACTACGAGCAGATAGATGCTCGCATCAAGAAGACCTTTCCGGACGTATTTGGAGAGGCTACGGCTACAACGCTTGCTGAAACTCCACAAAAGAAAACTCCATCTGTTGCAGCTCCTGCGGCTCGGTCATCCGGGACAAAGAAGATTCAATTGACTACAACCCAGCTTGCGCTGGCAAAGAAGTTCAAGATGGACCCTAAAGTGTATGCAGCTGAAGTTTTAAAATTGGAGAAATCAAATGGCTAATAGTAACAACCGTACCCCCCGTGATTTAGAAACACGCACACAAGAGGCTCGATATGTGTATACACCGTCGAGTAAGTTGCCCGATCCAACACCCATACCAGGTATGTCTTTCCGCTGGATTGCTACCCACGTAATGAGTATTGCGGACCCCACCAATGTGTCTAGAAAACGCAGAGATGGCTGGGAACCGGTCAAGGCAGCAGACCATCCTGAGCTGATGCTTGAAGGAAACGCCAACGGCAACGTGGAGATTGGAGGCTTAATGCTATGCAAGATGCCTACAGAACGCGTTAAAGCCATGGACGAGTACTACCAAAATCAAAACAGGGCTCAGATGGATTCCGTTGATAACAATTTCTTGAAAAACCAAGACCCACGCATGGCGACCTTGTTCTCCGAAAGGCAGTCAACAAGCTCAAGAGGCGGAAGTTTTGGAGCTGGTGTTAAATAAACTTAGGAGTTTTTAAATGGCATATCCTATCGTTCCTGCAGCTTACGGTCTAAAGCCTGTAAGCCTGTCTGGTGGTAGAGTGTTTTCTGGTTCTACCAGACTCATCCCTATCGCTTCTGGCTATGGCTACAACATGTTTGACGGCGATGTCGTTACAGCAAGTGGTGGTTCATTAGTCGTTACAACTCTTGGCGCAGCGTCCTCACCTGTTGCTGGTACTATCGGTGTTTTTGTTGGCGCTCAATACGTCAACTCAATGAGCCAAACAGTCCGTGCACAGTTCTATGCAGCTAACACAATCACTAACACAATCTATGGACCTAACAGTCTGCAAGGTTATGTTGTGGATGATCCTTATGCTGTATTCCAATCCGCTGTGCTCACACAAGGTACATCTTCTGTATCTAATACACCTGGCGCTACCATCGGTTATGTAAACCCATCTTTCATTGGGTCTAATATGTTCCTGGTAACAAACGGTTCTAACGGTGGTTCCGCTTCTGGTAACACAACAACTGGCGACTCAGCAATGGGCTTGACAGGTAACGTCGTTACTTCTGGTACACAAGGTAATACTCGTTATACCTCTACAGCACCTTTCCGTGTTGTTAACGTTGTTCCAGATACAGCAGTTACTGTTACTGCAGTTGGTTCTACATCCGGTTCCAGTACAACTCTTACTTTGACTGCCGCTAACACAGCGATCAGCCCCGGTATGCAGTTGATTGTTCCAGGTGTTACTGGCGCACTCGCAAGCAACTTCTTAACTGTAACTAACGTAAGCTCAACAACTGTTACTTTGTCTGCAGCAGTTACGATTGCAAGCGGTACAGCACTGTCTTTCGTCGGTTACCCAGAAGTTCAAGTACAGTGGAACTTCGGTTACCACGGTTACTTAAACGCAACAGCAGCTTAATCAAGGAGCACATAAATGGCTATTTCACGCGCACAACTATTGAAGGAATTGCTCCCAGGATTGAACGCACTGTTCGGACTTGAGTACGCAAGATACGGCGAAGAGCACAAAGAAATCTACGAAACAGAGACTTCTGAGCGTTCATTTGAAGAAGAGACAAAACTGTCAGGTTTCTCTGCAGCACCAGTCAAGAACGAGGGCTCAGCTCTTGCTTATGACAATGCTCAAGAAGCTTGGACAGCTCGCTACAACCACGAGACAATCGCTCTTGGATTCTCAATCACTGAAGAAGCGATTGAAGATAACTTGTATGACTCTTTGTCAGCACGTTATACCAAGGCTCTTGCCCGCGCTATGGCTTACACCAAGCAGGTTAAAGCAGCTTCAGTTTTGAACAACGGTTACAACGCCGCTTATGTCGGTGGTGATAACGTTGCTCTTTTCTCTACAGCTCACCCACTAGTCAATGGCGGCACAAACGCCAACACATTCACAACTCCTTCCGATTTGAACGAGACTTCCCTCGAAGCCGCCGTTATCCAGATCGCTGCTTGGACAGACGAGCGTGGACTTTTGATCGCTGCTAAGCCCAAGAAACTCATTGTTCCCCCATCATTAATGTTCGTTGCAACACGTCTCTTAGAGACAGAATTGCGCGTTGGTACAAACAACAACGACATTAACGCGATCAAGAACAACGGAGCTATTCCTGAAGGCTACACCGTTAACCACTTCTTGACATCAACCAACACATGGTTCCTGACAACTGACGTGCCAAACGGTTTGAAGCACTTCGAGCGTATTCCTCTCCAGAATTCCATGGATGGTGACTTTGATACGGGGAACGTGCGTTACAAGTCAAGGGAGCGATACAGTTTCGGCTGGAGCGATCCACTCGGTATTTTTAGCTCATATTAATCTTAAAAGATTAATTTTTAAAGGGACTTCGGTCCCTTTATTTTGTGGTATACTTTCCTGTATCAAAGTCACAGGAGTTAATATGGAGTATCCAACAACAAGAGAAGAAGCAAAGAAAACCGGTGCCAAGTACTACTTCACCGGGCAACCTTGTAAACACGGGCATGTGGCGTTGCGTAAAACCAAAGGAGCGTGCATTGAGTGTTTAAAGGTTGAGTGGGCTAAAGGAAACGAAACTCGCGCAGAATACTTTAAACAATACAACCAGTCTGACGCAGGGCAGCAGGCAAAAAAAGAATACTATGAGCGCAATAAAGAAGTAGTCAAGTTGAAAGCCATGACGCGTTCTAACGAACAACGGCAACAGTATAGAAAAACATGGAAAGAAAAGCATCCTGATGAAGTAAAAGCCAGCACTAAACACAGGAGAGGTAAGCATAAGCAAGCTACTCCTAAATGGCTTTCTCCGGAGCAAAAACAACAAATAAAGCAGTTGTACATAGACGCTATGACCGCCACGCGTATTACAGGAGTTCCTTATGTAGTGGACCACATAGTACCTTTGCGTGGAGAAACGGTTTGTGGGCTGCACGTGCCATGGAATTTACAAATAATGTCTCGACAAGAAAACCTCAAAAAGTCCAATAAACTCCTTGACTCCCCCCAAAAATAGTGTATAGTCATCCCATCTGGGAATTTAACCTTGTTGCCAGCCCGCCCAGGGGTCACGATGCAACGATTAACAAGGTAACTTTTGCATAAGGACTTTTGTCATGGCACGTACTACATTTGAAGGCCCAATCATATCGGGCGACAACCGTTTCGGCGCTTTGCGCGATATTGGTTACACAGTCTTAGAACAAGATTGCTACATTGATCTTTCCAACACTACTGTTGGTACTGCTGGTTACAGCGGCGGATCTGGTCAATTTGTTTGGGGTAACAACATCCCTAACTTGAACGGCACCGTTTACACTCCTTCTAGCACATACAGTGCTAATGGTCCAACTACTCAAACAATCCCTGCTGATGCGTCTACACAGGTGTATCGCGGCGCGGTAATGTATTTACCAATTAATAGCCAGATTCTTGACATCATTGTTGACTATCCTTTGGCAATTACTGGTGAGTCCGGCGCAACACTTTCTAACACAAGCGTGTTTGTTTCTAACGGATACACAGCTGCAGCAGGTACACCTGCTTATGCAACAGCAGTTATTTCCTCAAGCACAGGCGTTGGAACTGCTGGTCGTTTGACAACAACATACACAGGTACTAACTTGTTGAACATGTTGGCTACTACTTCTGATATTCAGAACCCAACACTCGGTGCTAACCCATCGTTCTTGTCACAAGTTGTATTCACTTTGTCCATCACTGGTACAAGCGTTGCGGCTCCTACTGGCGGTAAGCTAAACTTTATTGTTCGCTACGCTCAGAATGACAACAACATTGGTACATTGACAACTTACCCATACGGTAACTTAGATTAATCCCCTGGGGACTTCGGTCCCCATTTCTTAATTTAAGGAGCTTAATATGGCACAAAGCCCAAATGGTATTCCAAGTACCAATAACCAATTCAACTCGGTTACGCGTCAAGCAAAGTATGAGCCTTTTGACCTGCAAGTTGCACGCGGTCAAATTTATGGTCATAGTGT